TACATCCCTCCGGCAACGTCGAAGGACGGCAATCTGGAACAGATCAAGATCCAGAATGCGTTGCGTCGAGGCGCAAGCCGTGACTTCATCCTGTCGCGTACGAACATGCCGGTGAGCACGGCTAACCGTGAGATCGACCGTATTCTTCAAAAGTATGAAGTGCCGAACCACGTCTATCCGCGAGTTGGTTCTGGTGCGCCTCCGCCCAAGATTGCGGATGTCAAGCCGAAGCAGGCACCGAAAGCGCCGTCAGTCCCGGATGCTGACCCGGTGGTGACCATCGGGTTGACGAAGGTTCGTGACTCGATCAATGTGGATCCTCGCGTTCATGACACCGTGCATAAGGTCTTGGACGTGCAGGCCACTCACATCGGTGGTAAGGTCGCGCGGATCAAGGCCATTGACAGCAAGTTGCCCGAGGTGTCTAGTCCCGAGGGCCAGCGGATGGGTCTCCAGGCCGGAACGCTCGCGGTGTGCAAGCGAGATGGACACATCCACTTGCACAAGGACATGCATGACAAGAACTTCTTGGTCTCCAACGCAACGTTCACCGGGTGGTTCAGCCAAGGCGGGAACGGCATTGAGCAGGTCATCGCCCATGAGATGGGTCATGCCTTCTTGGACGAGACCAAGATGACCCCCGATCAGCGTAAGCGTATTGCTGACGTGCTGTTCAACGGCTTCGGGATGACCAATCCCTTCGGTACTCAACCTCCCACCTGGTACCAGGGCTTGCTCGATCGAGTCATTGCTCACCCGGACAACAAGAAGAAGGTTAAGCGGCTCGTCAGCAAATACGGATCTACCAACATCGAGGAACTGATGGCGGAGGTGTGGTCCGAGTATACGATGAATCCAAAGCCCCGTCCTAAGCTTAAGAAGCTGGGCGACGTATTGAAGGGCATCATCGCAGAAGGGATCGGCTGATGCAGCAATTGCCCAGCGTTTGCAACTCGTGTATTCACCGTCGCAATGAGACGACGTGTGATGCATTTCCTGACGGCATCCCCGACGAGTTCCTGACGTGGGGAGAGGCGCACACGACTCCAACCAAGAGCCAGAAAAATCAGATAGTGTGGGAGTTCGCACCCGGAACTGAAACCGAGTTTCAGGACTGGAAAGAATTCGTAGAAGCTGGGAGCTAAACGATGCGTCTGGGACTCATCAAGCCGGGCATGCTTGCGGCATCCCGTAACCCTTTCCTCGGTTTCGAGGACCTGCAAATCACGTCGGACGATCCGGATGACCCTCGCTTCACTGGCGGCGGCGGTCAGGAGGACGACGACGAGGACGACGACGAGGACGACGAGGACGATGAGGACGACGAGGAGGAGGAAGACGACGCGAAGTCCAAGAAGACATCGAAGAAGTCGAAGAAGACCGACGACGATGACGACGAGGACGACGATCGCATCCACCGAGTCTCCCAGCAGGCCAAGCGCTACCGGTTGCGGCTTCGCGAGGCGGAGAAGAAGAACGCTGACCTGGAATCGCGGCTCCAAGCGATCGAGGACAACGACAAGACGCCGGACGAGGTGGCCAGTCGGACGATCAACGAGTTGAAGACGCAGAACGCGGCGCTCGTCGATCAGAACAAGACGATGCTGGCACAGCTCGCGTTCTTCAAGACCTCGGTGCCCGGTGTGACGTGGATCGACGCTACCGATGTCTTCGCCCTGGCCGAGCGATCTGGACTCTTTGACGATGTCATTGACGAGGATGGTACGGTGGACGAGCGCGAACTCCGACGCGGGCTTAAGCAGCTCGCCCGGACGAAGCCGCACCTCGTCAAGAAGATCGACGACGACCCGAAGGCCCGTGGCCGGAAAACCAAGGACGAGGACGACGACGAGGACGAAGAGGAAGACGACGACGAAGAGCCGCGCTCGCGTCGGTCGGGCAGCACGTTGAACGGGAAGCGGAAGGGCACCAAGGGGACTGCGGATCGGGCTGCGCTCGCCAAGAAGTTCCCCGTCCTGAACCGGTTCTAGTTCATTCTCCGGAATGGTCTGTGGCCTAACGGAACCAAGAACACAAAGGCTACGTTCCCAAGACAACGAAGGGAGTGGACGTGAGCCGAATCGACAAATACGGGCCGCTGACCGGTGGTTTTCGTGCACCGCTCAACGCGGCATGGACTGCGACCTCGGGACCGGCGGGGGTCTCCGACCTGAACCGCGTCATCGTGGTGGCCCTCAACGGCTCGGGCCGGATCGTCAAGGCTGCCACCGCAGCCGCAGCCGTCGGTGTGGTCTGTCTGCCATCCGCGAAGAACGCGGGAGACCCGGTGGACGTGATGACCAACGGCGAGATCGTCGAGCTGGACGCGAACGACCTCCAGACCGGCAGCCCGGCGGCAGGGACGAAGTACTACTTCGACGCCACCGCCTCGCGTCTCGCAACCACCGCTCCGGCGGCTGGCACCAACGCGTTCTACGTCGGAACGACCATCGAGGCCACGCGTCTCGTGGTCCGGTGCGGCTCCTTCCAGGGCTGAGAGAGGAGACCACACGATGATTCTCGACATGAAGTCGCGTTCGGCTCTCCAGGTCAACAAGCGGGGTCTCATCCTCCCCGACATGGTGATGCCCGGTCTGGTGTCCGGCAAGGCCATGCCCGGTCACGAACTGGTGGATCTGCGGTCGCTGGGCATCCTGCCCGGCATCGCCGGTGGTGCCAATCGGCAGGGTTTCCACACCGCTGCGGACGTGGTCACCCGGACCGCCGACGGAACCGATCTGAACCAGATCTGGACCCAGTTCATGGATCTTCTGAACGCGGTGAACCAGCCGCGTCAGAACATCATCAACTTCCTCACCTTCGGCGTGACCAACATCGTCGAGACCGTGACCCAGCCGGGCCAGGGCATCGACTTCGAGCCCGCGTCGGAGTTCGGCGTTCCGGTCGGCTCGCGCATCCAGCCCACGTACTTCCAGATGGGCTACACGTTCACCTGGTACGACCTGGGCTCGCGCTACACGTGGCAGTACTTGGCCGACGCCACGGAGGCGATGGTCAACTCCGTCGGCAACGCGGCGGTCGAGGCCTACTGGCGGCTCCTGCTGAACCAGGTGCTCAAGTGCCTCTTCAACCCGACCAACCTGACCGCCACGATCAACGGCAACAACTACAACGTCTACAAGTTCTACAACGCCGACGGCACGGTCCCCCCGGCGTACAAGAACAACACCTTCACCGGCAGCCACACGCACTACAAGACCTCCGGTGCGAACTCCGTGCTCGAAGCGACTGACCTCGACACGCTGGTCATCGACGACTTCACGTCGCACGGCTACTCGCAGGAGAACGGCTACACGATCGTCGCCATGGTCAACACGGCCCTGGGCAACCAGATCCGGAACTTCCGGTCGGCGGTCAACGCGGTGCAGGCGGTCGGGGGCAACTACGGCCGGTACGACTACGTTCCGGCGCAGCCGCAGCCGGGCCAGATCCTGCCGCAGACGACCCAGGTCTTCGGCCAGGGCCAGGTCCCGGGCTCCATCGGTGGTCTGACGGTCATCGGCAACTACGGTCCGATCCTGATCGTGGTGGACGACTACATGCCGACCGACTACCTGGCGTCCTTCGCGACCGGCGGACCGGACAACCTCAACAATCCCATCGGCCTGCGGCAGCACGCGAACACCAACCTGCGCGGGCTGCGGCTGGTCAAGGGTCGGAACCCGGACTACCCACTGATCGACTCCTACTGGGTGTCCGGCTTCGGTACCGGCGTCCGGCAGCGGGGTGGCGCGATCATCATGCAGCTCTCGTCCAACGCGAGCTACACCGTCCCGGCGATCTACGCCTGATCGGGGGAGAGATGCGCAAGCTGGATCTCACCAACAAGCTCTCCGACGAGGACATCACCTGGCTGCGCGCGGCTGGGCACTGGTCCGAGGAGCAGATCGCCACGCACCAGGCCCAGTTCGATGCCGAGGTTCCCGACCCGGAGACGCCGGACGACCCGGCCACCCGATCGGCTCTCGACGCCTCCTCGTCGGCTGCGACCCCCGCAGACACCGGCGATGGCCCGCGCCGTGTGGACCCCACCGAGGCGGACCCCCAGGGCGCGGGAGCCGAGGACGACTACGAGACCTGGACGAAGGCCGATCTCGAGAACGAGGTCTCGGCCCGGAACGCGGATCCTGACACGACAGACGTCGAGGTCGTCGGCACCGGTTCCAACGGCAACGTCACGAAGGCGGACCTCATCAAGGGCCTCCGCCTGTGGGACCAGGACAACCCGGAGGTCCCGGAAGACTGATCCGTCTCGGGTGCAGGGAAGGGCTCGGTTCGCCGGGCCCTTTTCTGTGAGTTTCTGAGCTAACTCGCAATAGTCGCGGTATGTTATATGATGGGGTTATCTCAGAGTTTGGGGGTGACACCTGATGGCTACCGATGTAGAGCTTGAAACTATACGACGAATGACCGCGCTGGACCCAGACGACCCGACCTACACTGACTCTCTGGTCGGCGGAATGATCGACGACCTGGGCATGGAAGCGGCCATAGTCCAGATTTGGCGCGAGAAGGCCGCTGGGGTGGCCGAACTGGTAGACATCACAGAGTCGGGATCCTCACGGTCTCTGAGCAAGCTTCGCGATGCCTACCTGGGGATGGCCGACGCGCTCAAACCTGTTACGGTAGAACCACCCGGTGGTAAGTCGTTCACCGTAGAGGTTGAGCGGGCATGACTCAACTGGATGTGCAGCGTCGGATGACCGCAGCGTTTATCGCTGACGATCCTACTACCGCGCAGCTCATCCCAGTAACCCGAGCTGCCCAACCAAACGGCGGGTACAAGGAGCAGGACGGTACGCCTCGGCCTGCGCAGACGTTCAAGCTGTCTCTGCTCGCCTTCGATCAGCGCCCGACCATCACCATAGCGGGTGTGGAACGTATCGCTGACTATCATCTCATCGGACCACACGACATGGTGATAGCGGTTGGTGACTACTGGTTGGATGCGCAGGGCACGCGCTTCGATGTGGTGGGGCTGACGGAGGGCTGGGATTACGAGACCAAGGCGTTTGTCTCCCGGCACATTCCTCGGGCGGTGAAGCCCTGATGGCACGCAAGGGAACGTTTGTCTTCGACTCGCTGACGCCTCGGTTGAAAGAGCTATTGCCCCGGATTGATGCTGCGGTAGATCTCGTGTTCGATCGGTACGAAGCCGAGGCGGAGACGTACGCGCGCACCAACGCTCCGTGGACTGACCGGACAGGAAACGCGCGGAACGGGCTCTTCGCACAGCACGACGGAGAAGCCATGGTCCGGCACGAGCTGACGGTCTACGGGACGATGCCGTACACGTTCTGGCTCGAGGTCAGATGGTCCGGTAAGTACGCGATCATTGGCCCTACACTCGTGCACATCGCTCCGTTGATGTCGGCGGACTTGGCGGCTGCGATCAATAGGGCGGTGCAAACAGCATGAGGACTTTGATCTTTCAGGCGATCATCGCTGACGCGACGCTCAACTCGCTGGGCATCACCGGCGCAGATTCATTCGCAGTCGACGTGGATACGCCGCAGACCCGGCCCTTTCTACAACTCCGATGGGGAGTCAACGCCATCGGACTAGACGTCTCCACGCGGAGATCCCTCGTAATATGGGTGCACGACCAGCCCGCAGATTACACGAAGATTGACCAGATCATTCTCCGGCTGCGGACTCTCATTCCATCTCTGATCGGTACCCGTGATACCGAAGGGTTTCTGCAAGGGGTGGTTTGGGAAGGTGACAGCGAAGACCTGACCGACGATGGTCACAGGACAATCGCTCGGAACACTAGCTTCACGCTTGTGGGATCGGGCCAGTAGGAGGAGAGGAATATGCGCTACGTCAAGTACATCGGCCTGGCCCACGTGCGACAGATCACCGCGCAGGACTGGCGCTCGGTCGGTATCAACGGAGACACGGTGTCGTGGTCGGCGTACAACGGCTTCGCCGTGCCACTGGACTCGCTGACCGAGGACCAGATCAGCAAGGCGATCGATCCGGACCCGGAGTTCGTGATCACCGGAGCCGACGAGGACTTCACGCCGCAGCCGCAGCGGACGGACATGACCCCCTCACAGCTCGACCAGACCGTCCAGAACCCCGTGGACGTGGTTGCCATGGCGAACGCGGATACCGACGGCTCTACGGCCAATTCAGAGCCCTCCACGGCACCGGGTGGCGCGGCTCCGACGACCACCGGCACCACGTCCGGCGGGGGCAGCGACGAGCCGGGCACCACGGTCCACTGATGATCGAGCTTCGCTGCCGCAGCAAGAAGTTCGGGGAGTTGATCCGACCATCCCTCGACGAGGGGACGATCGAGTTCTCCTGCCCGTCTCGCTGGTGCGGCAAGCGAAGCGACGTGACGGTGCTGCACGCATTCAGCACTGCAACAGGAAAACTGCTGACGACTCGGCAGTTCCGATCTCCTAAGGGAGGGAAACAGTAATGCCTCTGGGAAACGCACTCCCGTATGGACTGCGGGACGTTCAGCTCATCAAGTATCCGACGCTGGCCGCAACCACTTTCGGATCAACGCTGACCGATCTGCCGGTTGCCCGCACGTTCTCCTTCAACGACACGGAGGACTACGAGGACCTGCGCGGTGACGACAAGCTTTACACGTCGCACGGCAAGGGTGCGCAGGTCGAGTGGGAGATCGAGTCCGGCGGTATCTCCTTCGACGCCTACGCGATTCTGGCCGGTGGTGTGGTCATCGACACCGGCGTCTCTCCGAACCAGGTGCGTCGCTTCCGCAAGAAGTCGCTGGATGTCCGACCGTTCTTCACCGTCATCGGTCAGGCGATCAACGACAACGGTGGGGACTTCCAGGCCGTGGTCTGGCGCTGCCGCTCCACGGGGAACGTCGAGGGCGAACTGGGCGACGGCGAGTTCTTCATCCCGTCGGTCTCCGGCATCGGTTTCTCGTGCCTCGTGTCCGGCCTGGTCAACGGCACCGAGATCAATGACTCGATCTACGACTTCGTCTACCGAGAGACGGCGGGCTCCATCGCGGCTCCGGCCATCGACACTCCGGCGGCTCCGGTCACCTACACGATCTCCGACACCGGAGGCACCACAGCCGGTGGGGAGATCGTCATCGTCACCGGCTACGGCTTCACCGGCGTCACTGCGGTCACGGTCGGGGGCACGGCTGCCACGGACTACGAGGTCAACAGCCCGTATCAGCTCACTCTCATCACCCCGGCACATGCGGCTGGCGCGGCTCAGATCACCGTGACCAACGCGTCCGGCGCTTCGGCTGCCAACCCGGCAACCGTCTACACCTACGTCTGATCCCCTCCTGACGGATATTAGGAGCACACGATGCCCTCCGACCACGGTCTCGCCGAGCAGCAGTACAACAACGTCTGGGCCACCACTCCGGCTACCGGCGTTGAGGAAGAACTGACCACACCGACCGGGCAGACCTGCCGGGCCAAGAAGATGTCCATTGAGGCGATGATCGGCGCTGGCCTGCTGGCCGAGTCGGACGCCATCACGGCGCAGGTCGCGAAGCACATGAAGAAGGTCAAGCCCGGCGGTAAGCAGCCCAAGAAGAATGCCGAGCCTGACATCGACGTGGTCTCACTGATGAAGGATCCGTCGGCGGTCAACGACCTCGTCTCGATGCTCGACCACATCATGCCTCACATCGTCGTGTCTCCGCCGGTGGCTCTGCACTACACGGAGACCACGGTCGGCAAGACCAAGGTGACGAAGGCCATTCCGGAGGAAGCGCCGGAAGGTCAGCCAAGTCGTCAGGCGATGCGCGAGGAGCGACCGGGCCTGGTCTTCACCGACCAGATCGGTATCGAAGACAAGATGTGGCTCTTCGACTGGTCTGCTGGCGGTCTCGGCACGATGCTTGCCTTTCGCCAGTGACCCGAGGCTGATCTGGGAGGTGTGGTCGATGGCAACCGAGCTGCATTGCCGTCCGTCTGCACTTCTTGGCGTCACTGACACCTGGGTCGCTTTCTGTACCGATCGGGCTGTGTTTACCTTCGCTTCTACCATCCGCCAGGAGCAGGATGAAGCGGAGGCTCGTCTCCCCAAGAATGCGAAGGATGCGGCCCACACGCGCGCTCGGCAGCGTGTCCTGGATGCATACCTCGGCATAGAGCTTTCAGAGACGCCCAGTAGATTCCGAACGGTAAGCGGGTGACCCATGGCTAACCACACGCTCGGGACGATCCGGGGCACCATCGAGATCGACTACGATGGGGCTGGGATCGTCCGGGCAGTCCGTGATACGGACAAGGCCAAGAGAGAACTCGGCGGTCTTGATGGCGC